CCCCAAAATGATAGGTTAACGATGGCAGCCAAGCCGAAAATGCCCAAGCCGCAGCCGGTGACGCGCATGCCGGTGCCGGATGACGAAGCGGCCCTTGCGGCGAAGAAGCGGGCGCAGAACGCGTTGATGGCCCAGCGCGGCCGCGAATCCACGGACCTCACCAGCGGTGAGGGTGGAACCTCCTACCTTGGAAGGTAGCCTCACCTTGGCGCGATCCTATAAAGACGCGCGCGCGAAAGAGCTGCTGGACCTCGGCAATCACCTCTTCGACAAGCGCAAGCCCAAAGACAGCCTCGACCAGGAAATCGCCTGGAATTTCGCCCCCGACCTCGCCGAGTTCCAATCTCCCCTGGAACTCGGCGAGGACTGGGCGTCTGACCGCATGGACGGTTACCCCGAGCAGGTCTCGCGCGAGCTGAGCAACCAGCTCGGGGCGAATTTGCGCCCGAACGGCAAGCAGTGGTTCAAATCCTCGACCGGGGATGATGACTCCGATGCCGACGAGTCCAACGCCCAATTCCTGGAATATCTCGCCCGCACCATGCGCCGGGAGATGTACAAGGTCAAAACCGGCTTCGTCGGCGCCACCAAGGAACTCGACCGCTTCTATGTGAATTTCGGCCAGGGTGTGATGTCGATCGAGGAGAGTCCGGCCGATCGCGACCACCTCTATTTCCGCACCCATCACCTGAAGGATTGCGTCTGGCTCGACAACCAGCTCGGCCAAGTCGATCATCTCCACCGCCGCGCCAAGATGAGCGCGCGGGCGATGAAGCGCATGTTCGGCGAGAAGCGCCTGCACGAGACGATCATCCGCGCGGCGAAGAAGGAGCCGAACCGCGAGTTCGAGATCCGCTACATCACCATGCCGACGGAGGAATACAACACCTTCGGCGACGCGGGCGGCGGTAGTAAAATTAAGCTGCCCTTCGTCTGCTGCGTGATCGATGTCGAGAATTGCTGCATCATCAAAGAGGGCGGGCTCCCAGTCTTCAACTATGTGGTGCCGCGCTGGCAGCGCCTTGCCGGAACTCAGTACGCCTTCTCTCCCGCGACCATGGCGGCGCTCGCCGACGGCCGCATGGCGCAGATGCTCTCGCAGATCCTGCTGGAGAGCGGCGAGAAAGCCATCGACCCGCCGCTGATAGGCAAGCAGGAAGCCGTGATCGGCCAACCCAATATCGCGGCTGGCGGCCTGTCCTGGGTTGATATGGATCACGACGCCAAGCTCACCGACGCGCTTGACGTGATTAAGCTCGACGCTGACATGCGCGTCGCCTTCCAGATGCGCGCCGATCTGCGCGAGCTGCTCTCCAAGGCGTTCTTCATCGACAAGCTCACCCTGCCGGAAGCCTCGATGAAGGAGATGACCGCGTTCGAGGTCTCGCGCCGGCTGGAAGAGCATGTCCGCAACCTCCTGCCGATCTTCGAGCCGATCCAGGTCGAATACAATGCGCGCATGCTCGACATTGTGTTCGCGCTGCTCGTGAACATGAAGAAGATCGACTTCAGCCGGATGCCGGACAGCTTGTCCGAAGCCGACACCACCTGGGAATTCGAGACCCCGATCCAGACCGCCGAGAGCCGGCTCCTGGTCGAGCAGTTCCTCGACACCTGCAATGTGCTCACCGTCGGCGCCCAGACCGAGGCGGCCGTCGGCCAAGCGGGCGGGACGATCCCGATCCACTTCGACAAGGGCCTGCGCGATGCCGTGCGCGGCGTCGGCGGCCCGGCGGCCTGGCGCAAGACCCAGGAAGAGCGCGATGCCGACGCCGAAGCTTCCGAGCAGGCGATGGCGACCCAGGAGACGATCGCGCAGATCGGCATGGGCGCTGGCGTCGCCGAGCAGGTCGGCAAGGCCGGGCAGTCGCTCGGGCTGATCACGCCTCCGGGCAAGGCCGCCGCGCAGCAGGGCGCGGGCGGCGCACCGGCGGCGCAGGGGCAGGTTCCGGCCGCGCCCGTATCGACCCCGATGCCGCTCCCTGGCGGCGGGCAGGCGAACATTCCGGCTGGCATCGATATGGGCGGCGCGCTCGCGGCGCTCGGCCAGGGCGGCGGAGGCGAGGATATGGTCGCGGCCCTGAACGCGGACGTGCAGGAATTGCGCATGATGCTGCGCCGCATGGCCATGCAGATGTCGAACATCGAAGACGCCGTGACGCGGCCGAAGCGCGTAAAAATCGAGAAGGACAAGGCTGGGAAGATCACGGGGGCGTCGATTTCTTCCGGTGGCCGTGATATTATAGAAGGAATCGCAGCGTGACGAAATCTAATACTTACGAATCAGATCTTTTGTCTTTGTTGCTCACGGCAACGGCTATCGCGAATGTCGCGTCGAACACGACATCTTCGCCGCTGACCGAAATCTGGGCCTCCATGCACACGGCGGACCCGACCGACTCCGGCACGCAGGGCACCAACGAGGCCAACTATTCCGGCTACACCCGCATCGCGGTGACGCGCTCGACGGCCGGGTTCGTGGTCTCGTCTGGCTCGGCCTCGCCGGTCGCGGCGATCACCTTCCCCGAGGCAGCTTCCACCACGACGATGACGTTGACGCATTGCGCGTTCGGCGCCGCGTCGGCCTCGACTGGGGGCAAGATTTTCTACTCGGGGGCGATCAGCCCCAATATTTCAATCGGAAGTGGAGTTCAGCCGAGGCTCACTACCGCTAGCAGCATAACCGAGGACTAAACCTAGGGTTGTATCATGGCCCAGTGGACCAAAGAGACCTTAGCCTCCGACATGCTAGACTTCGAGGTCGAAGCGCATCGGCAGCAGGGCGTTGCCGATCCATTTCCTGTTTGTGCGGGCCTCGTGTGGTGGCGCCAACTCTTGGCGGCTGAGCCCACCCTGTCCGCTGAAGATCTTCGCTTACGCTATGAGGATGAGCTGTCTCGGAACAGCCGAGCCGGAGAATGGGCGCGGGGGCTGCTCACCAATCAAGGGCATCTACTCTATCCAGAGTTCCGCGCTACATTGATCGCGGCGCTTCCAGACGGAATGCTCGCGCACATGATTTGCGAGGGAATGGTCTTTACCGAATTGGAGAAGAGCGGGTTCGGGACGAGAATAAAGGGCCGATTCACTAGACACCCAGGCTATCAGCGCATCAAGGACATCGTCGATGGCTGACACTGGGTGGGTTCTTTGCACGGCGGCCCAGGATCTTGCTGACGGCAATGGCAGTGTCTCCTGGTCAAGCGTTACGAACATCACATCGTCCAACGATGTCTATGCCGCGTGGACATCGGGCAGCAGCAAAAATACCGATACGATCAAGGCGCATACATTTGGAATCGGGCTTCCATCCGGCTCCACCGTCAACGGTATTGAGACGCGCGTCGAGGCCAAGGAGAGCGGCACTGTTGTCATTGCCGGTGTGAATATTGGCAAATCCGATGCCGCGCTTGGAACAGCCAAAACACCGGGCGACGCCCTGACATCGTCGGATGTCAACTACGACCATGGCGGAGCTGCTGACCTATGGGGCCTCAGCATAACCGAGGCTGAGGTCGAGGCGGCGACATTCCAGATTCGCTATGTTTTTGGCCTGACAGGCGCAAGCACCGTCCAGGTCGATGCCGTTTGGGTCAAGGTCCACTATACTGAGGCGGCGAATAGCACCGCTGGAGAGGCTTCCGGGTCCGGTGCGGCTTCCGGTGCGGCAGTGGCGGCGGTGGGGGCTGCCGCTAATCTGGGCGGAACATCATCGCTTGTGGCGGCGGCCGCATCGATAGCCAATGCTGTCGCGAGCGCGGCCGGGTCCGGCGATGTCGCCGCCGAAGGAGAAGGCGAGCCGGGGGTTGTGCGCGCGCTATGCGCTGGCTCTGGAGATTTGACCGGTGCCGGGGCCAGTGTTGCTGCCTCTGTGTTTTCCATTAGCGGCTCCGGGTCGGCCCTTGGGGCAACGCCAGTTGCTGAATCCGTGACCTACCCGCCAGTCGGCGGGGGCGGCGGTTTCGGCCCGGCGACATTCGATCCTGGCCGACAGCAGTTTCGCAAGCGCCGCGAGAAATCCAAGCCTAGGGTTATCACGGTCCGCATCGGCGAATGGCCGGAAGACCCGCAGATCATTCTGGAGCGCCGCGAGCGCGCGGATCGCGACGAGTTCTACCGCAGCTTTGCCAACGCTCCGATTGAGCAAATCGTCGAATCATCGGATGATGAAGAAGAAATCCTTCTGCAAATACTAGCGATGGCCGCTTGACAATACAACGGAATTCGGTTTTACACTATGTGGCTTCCCGCCAAAAATCCGTGGCACCCGCCGGAATATGACGAAGAGACCGTCTACGCCATTCGCGCGGTCGCGGAGGGCATCGCCAATGACGGGCAGCAGAAACTGTTCTGGCGCTATCTGATGTATGTGACGAAGGCGAGCGAGGAGTTCGCCGATCTGTCCTACCGGCCGGATAGCGAGGGCGGGCGCCGCGACACCGACTTCGCCGAGGGCAAGCGCTTCGTTGGCCTGATGCTGCGCAAGCTACTGCGCGCCGAGGTCAATCCGAAGACGGAAGAGGCCCCGACGAAAAGCGTCCAGGAGAGGCTGCGTCAGCGCCGGGCAGGGTAGCCGATGGCCGTCACCCGGATCTACACCGCTGCGGAGATTTCCGGTGGCCTCATCGACATTCCCGCCGACTATAATTCGGCGGACAATGAGTGGCATGCGATTGGCGGCTCACCTGCCGCAACCGATCCAGGCGCCGTCGGCGGCGGCGGATGCGGCGGCGGCGCATGGGCGCGCACCGACAACCTCACGCTCACTCCAGGCGGCACGGCATCGGCTCAGATCGGGCTTGGCGATGTCTGGGTGTCCAATACCGGAAGCGCGCCGACATCGACATCCGAGGGCGTGCTTGCTAAAGGGGGAAATGCCAACTCCGGTCTCACTGGAGGCACGGGCGGTGCATCCGGCTCCTGTATCGGCGACGCGGCAAATAGCGGCGGCGATGGCGGCGATAGCAGCAA